AAAATCAAATGCCATTGAATACCAATAGATATACACTTCCATATATATCTTGTCTCCAACACCAAGCCAAACATCTTCAGCTGATATAGATATTGTTGTTGTTGTTGAGCTGCCAACTGTTGGTGATGGCAGATTGATTGCATATGGATGGAATGTCATTAATGGTTCAACCTGTCCATTTGCCCTTTGAATCTTTAATGACAGACCAACAGGCATCAGATCTGTATAGTTTCCATTCAACCTTGTCAACTCGAATGTTGGTGTTGCAATCACATTATAATATCCTTGATATTGTGCGACATACCTATCTGTGGTATCATTCCACAGGTTGTTTGGATCAATGAAGCTATTGAAGTCCACTAACAATGTTCCATTGATTGGATATGTTGATGGATAATTTGGCATGAACAACAGATTCAGTAGTTGCCCAGGTGACTGTGCAATTGCTGTTCTGCTTTCAATTTCAACTTCATTCAATTGGAAACCTTCATTGGTCCATGGCACAATCAACTTCTTGAAGAATGCAGAATCAAAGAATGTTGATGTATAGCTGAAGTCTGCAAAGGTGAAGATTCTGCTGATGATGTCATGCAGAAACACAGCAGGTCTGAAGTCTGTGACTGTGTACAGCCGGTGTGATGTTAAGTATGCAGGTTGATTTGTTCCATAGTCCAACATCGGATATACATATCCGGTTGTGTTGGTCCATGATGATGTGATTCTGCCATAATCATACTGATGATCCAAATCACTGAAGTCAATCAGCACATCACCATCATCATCCAAACCATCTAATGTGCTATCACCAAGTTCATTGAAGATGTTGGCCATCTTACCAATGAAGATGACTTCATATATCAACTGATTCTTTTTGGCTGTGATCTGGCGAAGCTGCAAAATACCATCCATCACTTCAATGCCATCAGTTATGATTCTGGCATTTGCTCTTTTGTTCGGATTGAAATTTGCTTCAATATTAGCAGCAGAAGAATCGTAAGCATTGGAAATGTTTACATCATATATCTGTCCAAAGATGGCATCATTGCCCTGTGTTCCTGGACATTGGATTGTTTTACTGTATTCTGTTTTTCTTTCTTCTGGATGCCTAATGTCGGCAATCGCATAGTTGAATGAAAAATCAAATTGAAAAATGTCAATTGGTCGGCCTTCAACCAACACCTGCACATCAGCCACGTTGTCTTCTGTTTTCTAATGAATAATTAAGTTCAAAAGTGTATTGCATCAACTTGTCATTCAAAGATGTCTTCTTCACAATTGATTTGCCTGTGATGTTCATGGCAATCAATTCATTGTTCAATTCCCTGTATAGCACAGGTGATGTGAATAGGTCTTGCATCCAGATGCTTTCTGATTCTGTCAAGTAGTCTGTGTTCACCTTCAGCTTCTCTGACATCTTGATGTCATAGTCAACCTGTCCACGTGATGCCTTGGTGTAGTCATATGTGAATCCTGTGAATGTGTGATGCTGCTGATGATATGATTCACGCTTCACATCTGTTTTGTTTATTGATTTCAAATTGAAGTTCAGCGAATCAATGCCACCCAACCTATTCAGCCAATGCAGTCTGACAGGTTCATACATAGAACATTGTTGGTCAACATTGAATGTCACAGCTTCAGACACCTGTGCGCTGCTTGTGTTGAGCATTCTGATCACATAACTTTTGGCACCATTCAACACAGTTGTTGGTGTGCTGCCTGTCATCAATGATGCATCAATCTTGGTGATGTCATATGGACCAATTGGAATGCGCCAAAAATGTGTGTTGAAATCTGTTGTAGCTGTTGCATATGGTGATGTGACAACAGCAGTATCAAGTAATGATCCACCTGCATCTGCTTCAGAATATGTTTTGATTTCATATGCCTTCGCTAGTTTGTGGCTCACAATATAATGCAGCCACGCTGATTGGTCTGTGTTCACGTATCTGGTTGATGGTGCAGATGTCAGAAATCGCTTTGATGTGGATGTTGTGTTGATAATGAAATCTGAATAATCAAAATCAATCCAATCAGTCAATTGCTGCACACCATTCCACACGCTTTTCGGTTTGAATGCTGTCACACCCACCTGCTCATATCTGTCAGATACTGCGCCAATGTCTTCTTCTTGGATACTCAAAGCATATTCAGTATGGCTGTTGTTATTGGCTGCAAATGCCTGATGGTCCGCAGCAGGAATCTTGACATCATGTGATAGCAATGATTGCATAATTCTGGACACATCAAACCAAGCATGGTGTTCAAATGGCGAACCTTGGTATATTCCAACAGATGGATACACAACCAATGATGCAATGATTGGTGACAATGGATAATCTAATGGCAGAATGTTGACACGGAAACGCAATGTTGGTGTGTACTGTGTGCTGCTGATGACATACCTGTTGTCATTGTAGGCCAAAGAGTATTCGGTTGGTTCCTGGCTCTGGCTGTTTGCATATACAATTAGTGTTGCCATCTTAGCTTTGTGATTCGATAAATTTCTTCAGTTGTTCCATAGTCAATGCCACATCATCTGCAATTGCTTCTTCAATTTCTGATGGCACACTTCTATTGATTGGTTCAATTGCAGGATCAATCCAATTCCTTGGCCGTAAACCATTATCTTGCAGATTTCTGGATATAACAAACGCCAACATATTATGTTTGCTTTCAGACCATTTGGCTGTGTCTGAACTGCCTTTGAAATTGCCAATCTTGTCTTTGATTGTTGGAATAGACAACCAATCATAAATATCACCATAATTTTCAGACATAGTGAATCTGTTTGGCCGTTTGCCCTGTGGCTTTGTTCCTTCATCAAGGTCCAGACCATAGTCTTCCATTGTGATGGCCATCTTGTAGATGCCACCAAACACTTTGACCTTTGGCTGTTTTGGTAGTGTGACTGATTCACCAAGTTTTCCGGTTGCCACCAAATGATGCTTGGTGATTGATTTGCCTAATGCATTAGTGTATGCCTTGCGGAAACCATTCAATGTGTCAACCAACTTGTCAAATGCCATTCCTTAATCTTGTTTGCTGTTGAATATTTTGTTGCTTATCGTGCGCCTGTTTTTCTCGATAGAAAGTAATGACATTAAAGAATTCTTTGATCCTAAGATCGAAGAAATGGTTCCATTTGCTCTGGTCATTGTTTGCAAGATTGTTGACAAGGTCGATCCATCCAAATCTGCTTTCATATGTTTCAACTGCTTCTTGGCCTTCTTTAGTTCCTTCTTGGCCGTTAATGCTGAAAAGACCTGCATACTGCGCGCGAAGTTCTTGTAGCTTTCGAAAAAAAAAGCAGTCAATGGATATACAACATTCATCTTTGCAGCCTTCATGTCTTCTGCAACTTCGCTGTGTGTCTCTGAATTATATGCACCATCTGTCCATCTGAACCATTTCTTCTTCGATGGTATGCAGAACAATGCCAGAATCTCGGCCATATTTTCCATCACCTTATCTTGGTCCTTCATCAGATGCATCAATGTGATATATTGGCCACCTGTCAGCTTCTCCACATCTGATTCAATTCTGTACTTCTTGCCGTTGACCATCATGTATTTTTGCAGCTTTCCTTCAACTGCTGATGATAGGAATGCCAATGATTTCATCACATCAGTATATGATTTCAACGTGATCTTCCTGACATCTGCATCTGGCCATCCAGACATGATGCTGATGATGGCCACGTTCTTTTCGTACTGCTCAAGGTCATCATGCTTCAGCACGTTCTGCAATGCTGCGAATTGTTCCACAGTCACTTCGGACCAACTTGATGGTATCTGTATTTCGTTCATTTGTTTATAAATAGCAATTAGTTCATTCTGTATCTACTGCAAATCTAAGCAGAATCAGCCTATCATAATACGGCATGAACAGCCTGTTGCCTGGATTGCCTTTTAACATCTTGATGTGGCTGTCAATCATCTGTGGCACATTGGTGATCAGTTCACACTTGCTGATTCGCACCTGCTCTGGAAAAGTCATTTGCTTCAGTTCCTTTTCCAACCTTGCCAATGGAATCATCTGACAGCGTATGTTCCGGTTGACATTGATTTGGACATGACTGCATACCTTGCTGCATCAATCGCATGGTTGTGATGGTCCACAGGAACATTCAAAGATGCACCTGTTTTGTCTGTCTGCCATACATAGCCACGCAGTTCCTTTATCAAGTTGGTTGATGATGATGTCACCATCATTGGCACCTGCTGCATTTGGTTGATGCCATACATGATGGAATCCTTGCCTTTGACTGCTCCACGTACTCTGTGGCCATACCTTCGCAGTTCATCAATGCTTTTTGGTTCAGATGAATCTGCAATGATTTCAATGCCTTTGAATCCATCCAGGACATTGCTGATGTCCTTGTTGCTCATTCCTGTTGCATAGTGTAATTCATTCAGCCACAGCTTGCCATCTGATTGCCTTACTTCAACAATGGCTGTTGCATCATTCGTGTATCCCCAATCAAGGCCAATGCACCGGAACCTGTAATCATCTGGCAATTTGTCGCATTGGTTGAATGATTCGAAAACGCAGCCTTGCAAATTTCCGATTTTTCCAAGACCATACACGGTCCACCAATTGTGCCAATATGCTGAATCCTTTGCTTTGTGTTCTGCCTTCTGGATGTCCTTTCTGATAGTCTCTGGCAATGCTTCGTTATCCTTGAATGTCAGAACCAGATGTTCAGAATCATCTTCTTGCAGCACTTCTGTATGCGCCCAGAACTGCATGGTTGGATTGAAGTCAATCAGTATTTCATCAGATGTTCTGATAGCCAATTGGTAGTATGATTCGAATGGAATGTTGTTGGCTTCATTGACATATAGGATGTGTCTTCTGGCACCACGTAGCCTTGCTTCTTGATCTGCGCTGAAGAATTCGATGTATGAACCATTGCCGAATGTGTAGGTCAATAGTGACCTGTTCCATGCAGCATCATTGTATCTGGCTGTGATTTGCATGACCTTCAGAAAGTCCTTCATTGCACCACGCCTTAAATGTGGCACAGATTCAGACACCACAGAAATCTCAAGGCCATCTGTTCTGGCTGCTCTGTCAATTAGGACCGGAAGAATACCGAATGTTTTGCCTGCTGATGTGCCACCTTGGATGACCTTTTTGCGCTTGGTCAGCTTTCGAATCTTCTTGATTGCCGTTGTGTAGACGAATTGATTCATTCATCATCACCAAACAATGGTTGCTCTCTGTGCGTTACTTCGTGCTTTTCAGTTAGGTTGTTCAATCGCTGTGTGATGCTTGTATTGTAGATGCCAAGCATTCCACCGATTACTTGATTCTCTCTGATTTCTTCCTTTATCGCGCGACAGATACCAATGAAGTCATCATAGTACCTATCTTGATTGGTGAAATATTGTTCAATTTCTCCATGATTATTTCGGCAGAATCGCTTGAATCCTTCAAAGGTCATTGGCACCTTCATGTAGTCTTCTCGTCTTTGGCCATCACGTCCAACATACTGAACTTGTGTCCATTCCTTTCCTTGTTCTTCAAGGTCTTTCTTATAAGCATTCCAAGCATCATTCAAACCATCAACCTTCTTGAATATTCTTGTTGGATGTGCCATTAGTATTTGTATGCGCTTAATGCCTTCTGTGGTGTGTCACCAATGCCCTGCTTGCA